GACCCGCTTAACCGCAGCATCAATGGCCTTACCGAGTTTACCTGCCTTATCCCCAGTCAATTCAGATTGGGTCTGACCATTCTGATCAACATTGACGGTGATATTAGTCGTGATAGCGCCACCAGCGCTGCCCTTCATGTCCACTGGAATTGCCTTTCCGTTCGGGAGCGGCACGATGGCTTCGTTATAGGCGCCTTCTCCGACTAGCCCTAAGGTTGGTCTGTTGGCTATGCCACCTTTTGCAAAAGCCTGGAAGCCTCCAACCAGGATATTTCCGTTCGCGCTCTTTATGTGGGGCAGTTTCATGAAACCCGAATCGGGGCCTGGAAGCGAGAATCCACCACCACTGGCCGATCCAATTCCCAGAGCTCCGCCCAGGTCGAGCCCGCCGCCAAACAGGCCGCCGGCCCCTCCCGTACCACCACCACTTGCTGCTTTACCGCCACCGAAGAGCCCCCCGAATAAATCACCCAGTCCGCCCCCACCTGCGGAGCCGGGTCCGGCACCGGGCATAAAGATGCCTAGCAGCGCCTTAAATATAAGCATCTTGATCATCTCCTGGATAATCTGAGCAGCCATTTGTATGAAGGAATCACCAATACTCTTGAACATATCTCCGAGAACCTCATTAACGGTTTTGGCGCCTGTGAGGATATCGCGCACACCAAAGGTCATAGCATTGGATATTGCGCCACCAATCTCGCTAGCTAACCCCTGCAACATCTTGAACTTTTCAAGGACTGCGTCGACTTCTCCTAAACGCTCGGAGTCAAATATTTTTTGCTGTCTAAGCTTTTCGAACTCTTCTCTTAGCCTTGCTGCCTCGGGGGTGATATCAGTACGCCAGTTCGGCGTATTCATATCGTTTTCTGCACCGATCTTCGACATCTCGGCTTCAGCCGCTATGCGACGTTTCGCACGAGGGTCGTAGACAAGGCCAGCTGCCATTTCAGCTTGGCCGTCGGTGATCGCGTTATTTGTGTCTGTTTTGCTTTGGCGGGTTTTATTTTGCAGATCTATAATCGCTGCCTTCTGGCGTTCCGCGAGAAGCGCTGCTTCGCGGAGCTTGACCTCTGTGTCCAGCTGCTCCTTCGTGCCGCCCTTGCCGTAGAAGCGTTTACGCATCTCATCCTCTAAGGCCTTGAGCTGCTCGGCTGTCATGCCTCTTAACTTGGCGGCCTCCTTGAGTACCTCTTGTATATTTTCTTCGAACTTGGCGATCTCGGCTAGCCGCTTAGCGTAGATTTCAGTTTTCTGTGGATCAAAGCCCATCTTTGAGGCTTCAGCGAATGCCTTGACCTCAACAACGACGTCACGGAACTGCTGGACCGGGATGTTAGGCGCCAGGGTTTTGAAGAATTTGTCTAAGTTTTCTTTGTTTGTGAGGTCTTGGTTAAGGCGGTCAAACCGCTCCATCTCTTTATTTAGCCCGATCATGCCACGCTTGGCGCCCTCGAAGCCTGCAGTGGAGGGAGCAGCGACAGGAGCCGAACTAACGTCAGGGCGGGGTCCAGCTCCGCCTGGTTTCTGCAAATGCAGGAACTGATTACCTAAGCCAAAGTGTGATGGAGCTGTGTAGCCTCCACCACCGCTGTCGAACGACACCGCACCTACAGCATGAGGAATCTTTGTGCCCTCTGGCACAGCTATGTCGACTGCGTTACGACTTGCACCGGGGCGGCGGCCTCTGGTGAAATCATGAGCTTTTTGCTCAATCCTGAGCAGACGCTGTAGCTCTCCCGAATCGGTGATGCGGGTGATGTCCTTGTTGATATTGGACAACACGATATACTTCACACCCATTTTCTGGAATGCTTTGATGATCGCCTCTGCCTCTTTGATAACTCCCTCGGCGGTAGGGCCTCTTAGGTCCAGGTGAGGGCCCGTACTCCTGCCTGTGTTTCCTACGTGAGCTGTTGCACCTGCGGGTAGTGTTACACCACCGCCTGGTGGTGGTGTGCCCCCGTTCAATGCTCCGAGTTCCTGCTGCTTTTTCACATAGTCAGCAGTATCCATGTCAATCTTGGCGCCCTGCTTCTTGAGCTCCAAGATTTTTTGCGCGATATCGAACTTGTAGTTCTCTATTTCTTTTTCTATCTGAGCGGCCTGGAGCTGGAACTCCCGTCGCTTAGCTTCGAGGTTGACTTCGCCTCTGTCTTTTTCTGTGAGATAGGTGTTTAGGGCTTCCAGCGCTGCCGCCGAGGCTCCTTCCTGACCATCAATGATCTTCCGGTTGTAGATATCGGCCTGACGGATGCGGAGTGCTTCGCCGGTTTGAAAGACCTCGATCTGCTTACGCGCCAGCTCCATGCGAGCGCTGAACTCGCTATTGGCGACATCGCGGGCTAACTGCTTTTGCTGCTGGGCAAGTTTCTCGTTGGCGTCTTTTAAGGAGTTAGAGCGAGTTGTGACCTCCTCATTAAGAGCTGCCTTTTTCTTTGTCTTTTCGTACTCAGTAAGTTGATCTACATACTGTTTTTCTGCTTTAGACCGCTCTCTAGCGGCTTTTCGCTGTTCTCCTTCTGTTTTAGCGAGCTCTGCTCTAATACTGCTTATTCCTTCCCAGTCGAGACCAAAAGCAAATGATTCTCTATCCTTTAGATCTTGCTTGAGTTTCTTGATCTTTGCAGTCGCCTCATCGACCTTCTTATCCGCGTCGTTAAAGTCGTCTTTGAGTTGTGACAGCAGACCCTGCGCCTGAGATTCTTTAAGCTCTTTAAGTGCTCTCTCCGCCGCTGTTGAATTTTCGGTTACATACTGTAATTCGCTACCTAATTGCCTAATAGCCTCGCGGCCTCTTCGTTCAACGCCAAGCTTTTCCTGCTCTCGCTGGTATCTTCCGATTGCATCAACGAGAACAGTGATGCCAATCGTAACTGCCAGCAAGATGGCATTGAACCTAACAAAGGCCAGCATCATTCCCATGACCTTGCCGCCGAGTGCTCCAGCAGCAGCACCGGCCGATGTCATTCCGGCTGCGGCCCCTTGTGCTGCTGCTCCGGTCTTCAATAGCTCTGTGGCTAGCGCGTTTACAGCAGGGACGGCGGTGCCTAAGCGCGCCACTAATACAGTTAGTGCTTGGCCAACAGCAGTTAGCAGCGTGCTCACCAGCGTCAGCGCTTTGGCCACCGTGGTCAGAATTGCTGTTACACCGGCTCTTACTGCATTCACCACCCCTCCCCACATCGCATTAAATGCGAAGCCGGCGGCGATGAGCTTCACGAACCCAATGACGCCAACAGCTTCCAGAAGCTTGAATTGAGCTGCCACGGAGCTGATGTACCCGACGACAGGGAGCTGTAGGAACTGGCCGTAGAGCTGCAACAGCGAGGAGGTCGCTGAGATCAGCGGCTGAGCGGCCGCGAGGAGGTTTTGAAACGCTTGTAGCAGTTGTTGGAATACTTCAACATTCAGGCTGACAAAGCCGGTGGCCAGGGCTCCTAGACCCTGCAGTAATTTTGCGAGGCTGGCGTTGATGAGGTCAAATACATTTCGCAGTGGCGTAGCTATATCAGCGGCTAAGGCTGCAATCTTTGTGCTTAATCTGTCAACGGATTGGGCGGCAGCATCCGCCATTTTGTTAGCCTGAGCGTTTCCTCCACTAAATGAGACGGATTTACTGATTGATTGGGTTCCGATAATTGAGGCAGCTTTTCCTAATCCTCCACCTAATGCTTTGGCCGCTTCGAAAGCTTGATTTTTAATATTGCCAAGAATGCCATAGACCCGATTCAAACCGGCCACTAAAGGGTCTACGAGAGGTCCGCCGAACTTCTCGCCCAACAACTCCACAAAATCTTTTAGGTTTGAAACGACGCCGCTAAAGCTTTGAGCAGCAATTTTTTGACCTGCGACTGCTACGGCCAGTTTCTTGTTCAGGAAACCAACAATCCCTTCAGTTGATGTTTTGGCTTTCTGGACGTCTTCGTTTGTGATGCCCAGCGCTTTCGCCAGGTAGGAGTCAGTGGTGATGTCTCCTCGAAGAATCGAGCCGATCTCCTGGCGTGCCTGGTACAAGGGAATCCCGAAGGTTCCCAGCGCCCCGGAGAAGGCGATGGCCAGGTCTTCCGCATCCTTCAAGCTCCCCCCGACGGAACCAATCTGCGAGGAGACCATCGAGAAGACCTCAAGCACCTCGGAGCTTGTTACTCCAGCTAGGTCCAGGGCACGTTCTCTAATACTCTCGATCCGCTGTTCAATCGCGCCAGTCAACCCGACAATCTTCTGGAACGGGTCCTCAATCTTTTTGCCGCCAACAAAAACATCGTTGGTAGAGGCTATGGCGGTTTGAGTTTTAAGTATTTGTTCGCGGAGTTTGATCGATTGCCCGATAGTTGCGTCAAAAACGCCGCTAAAGGCGCCTTTCACCGCGCCAGTAATCTGTTGGATGCCGTAAAGGGCAAATCCAACCTTCGCGAGGCTGTTAGTAAGCTTTACTACTCCGCCATAAGCAGCGTCAAAGCTGCCTTTAAGGATATTTCCAGCCTTCGCCCCTTCTTTAAGATCTCTTGATATGCTGCCTAGTTTTTTGGTTGTATTAACAAGCTCTTCGGCTGATTTTAATCTGTCGGCAAATAGCGGTGTTTTTCTTATTACTGCATAGGTTGTTTTAACGGTATCGCCAATAGTTTCAATATCACGCTTCAGGGCGCGGATATTGTTAGCGGCTTTGTTAATTGAAAAGTCAAATTCGCGCTTTTTGCCAACTACGCTGTCTGCGGTATTTCCAAGATCCTTTATGGACTGCTGCGCTCGGCCAGTCTCAGCGGAGATAAATAGTGTAAGGTCTCCGAGAGATGCCACGATACCCCTATCCGTTTCCTAATTTTAACTGGGCTTTCTAAATGCTACGACCTTGCTCACTGCCGCTATGACGTGCACCGGCAGCCTCCCATCTCGCGTTAATCTACTTATCGCCTCTGCTGTTTCGGTCTGTTGCTGTGAGGCCGTTTCGTTAAGGGTGAACGGCAGAATATCGTCAATACTTATCTTGCTGGGATTTTTGCTTCCAGCCAGCCCTTGAGCTACTTGTACGACAATTAACGCAAGCTTTGCCGTTGATATTGACTCAATGTTTGCCTTTCGCTTTTCTTCTTCGAACGCAAACTCCAGGACTGTGTAAATCTCTTTTATTGGGGTGCGGAGGAAGGTTTGACGGTCATACTCCTGGGCTAGAGCACCGGTCCTAATTTGGAGGTAAAGCTTGGTTATGTCTATAGGCTTTTGAGCGAGGTAGTCCCGATGCTTCTCGTAGAGCTGCTCGGGATCTACCTCACTCTCCTTTAGTTTCCCTCAGAGCCTTCGGATGGCCATCCGTTTCGCTCCCAGTTGATGAACTCGAAGATCTCATTTAGTAGCTTGCTTGGCACTAGGAGTGTGTCTTCTCGTGTCCAGTCTCTGGTTTCAGCCCATTGATCGCCGTCCTGCGCCTCACCTCGATAGCGGAGGAATAAGGTGACCATCTCGATTTGCTGCTCGGCAACCGTTGCTGATTCCTTCTGCAATTCGGCCAGCTCTTCAGCATGCTCGTACAGAATTTCATTATCGCTGTCGGTGTTGCTCAGCAACTCCAGAGCATCCTTGACGCCAATCTTGCGCTTCTTGGCGACTACTTTTGCGATCTTTAGCAGTGCATATGTGTTCTGCGCCTGCTTGCGGGCAATCCCTTCTACACCCTCTGCTTCGCCCGCGACTAGGTCCTTATAGATCGGGAAGCGAAAAGGTAGGATCTGGTGGTATTCCTTCTCCTTGAAGAAGAGTTTTGAATAACGGGTCATCAGTCTATGTAAAAGGATGTGTCTGAAGCCACCA